GCACCAGGTTGAAAACTATCGCTGCAGAACAATTTTCCATCAAACTTGTAAATGGCTCTACCAAAGTCAATGATTTTAAATATGCGTCCAAAAGTGGGAACCTTGTAATAGATTTTTCTATAGCAATAATAAATATATTTCTCATCAGTTTCATTATACATAATGTTATTTGTGTGTAAATCGTTGTGAGTAAATGAAAAAGCTTTTTGATATGTATTTAAAATCATAATAACTTGTATTAGTGCAGAAAACCATTCCTCTTGTGTCAAATCGTTATTAATTATAAGGTCGTCAAACGTGTTGTCACAATTTTCCATACAAATAACTTGCAAAGGAAATGTGGGTATAGTTGCTTCAATTCGTTCTTCTTCACAAAATTCATTGCTTTCGCTTTCACTCCCACTTTCACTTTCACTGTTCATACTTGTAGTATTTTCAGAGTTGTCATTATTTTCGGATTCATTGTTAGTTGTTTCATCGCAGTTATTGCAAGAATCATTGGGTCCACTATTATCAGATGTGTGTGAAGTTCTTGAAGAACACGTTGAACTTGATTTAATTGTAGTAGTTTTTGTCTCTCCATAAAGGTTTGTTTCACACCTCAAAATGTCAATTAATTCAATTGAATTATCTTTTAAATCCTCCAATGTTAAATGTTCTTCTGTAAATATATCTTCAAATAAAGCATTATCAATTGATTTAATAGACAATGTTGATTTATTGCTTATATTATGGTCTATTTTAATTGGAACTAATTTTTTTGTGTTTTCTTCATCCTCATATAAAAAACTGTAATCATCAACCTGAAATGCGACGTTTTTATTTTTATTAAAGAAATCGGACTTGCAAAGATAATCCAAATCGTCAATAATGTTTAATTTAAAATCTTTTTTAACTCCGATAAAAGAACCGTAATAATTAACGCCGTTGACAAAATTATATTTATGAATTAATGTGCTTGAGAGAAATGAAAAAAACCCGTCAACGTAGGCTGAATTATTATAATCTAATAATTTTGGATGAACTGCACCAATATCTCCATTTGTTGTTAGTTTGGGTAAATTAAATAAAGAAGGATCATTGATATTATATTTTCCAATCAAGAATTTAAAAGGGTCTAATAATGGAGCCATTTTAAAAAACAAATTCTTCTTTTTAGTTTTATTTGTTTGCAAATTTTGAATGGTGCAGTTATATAAATTCTTGTTATAAGATACAGTATTTTTAATATCCGTTAAAAACCATTCGTGATTCAAATTAACAGAGTTGAAATTTGTTTCATTTAATAGAAAAAATCTATTGTAAATAGGAGAATAATTTTGGACTTCAGAGAGAAAAGTAAGATTTTCTTTTTTGAATAATTTAAACAACTCTGTGTTCTTTCTCTTCACATAGTTGATTTTAAGATCATCGTTATCCATTAGCTAAATAATATATTAATAATATTTATTTTTAACTTATTTAAAAATATTTAGTAGTTTTGGCTAAACAAATACACTTGCAGAATAAATAACTTATTTGCGTATTCTACTTTGAATCAATTTTCTAAAGTAACAATAACAAGAATATCATGACTTTAGAACTCAAGAAATTTGATATGAAAACAATTAGTTTCAAGCCGAATGAATCTAAAGGTCCAGTCGTAGTTTTAATTGGAAGACGTGACACAGGAAAGTCTTTCCTTGTGAGAGATTTATTATATTATCATCAAGACATTCCAATTGGAGTCGTTGTAGCAGGAACAGAAGAAGGTAACGGTTTTTATGGAAAAATGGTGCCGAAGTTGTTTATTCATAATGAATACAATACTGCAATTGTTGAGAATATTTTAAAGCGACAAAAATCAGTTTTAAAGCAGATTAAAAAGGAAATGGAGGCATTCAAACGTAGCACAATTGACCCGCGTGCCTTTGTGATTCTTGATGATTGTCTCTATGACGGCACATGGACTCGCGATAAAATGATGCGATTACTTTTCATGAACGGTGAATGTTTGCCGTAGTTATTCCAAAAGAATAGCTAGTGAATGTGTTTAGGGAAATAACACATTTGCGACACGTCCAAATTGCGGAGACGTCTTGTTAAGTTTATGCTACTAAATTATAGTAGAAATATTATAATGGCTTATGCTAATCACATAAGGTATAGTAAAAAGGCATAAAATAGAGATAACCCGCAGCTAGTCATCTAAGTCTGTTATGATAAGGATATGATGGCAGTTCAACGACTAAATGCTCGTGGGCTTGAAACGACTAATCATCGTTTATGATGGCTTAAAATATAGTCTAATCCCACCCGAGAGGGTGCTGCGCCCATTTAAAAAGCGTAGATTCTGTGATGCTAGGAGAAAATGCCTAACGGAGAATGGTATCCAATGAGACATTGGAAAATTATGCTTATCATCACAATGCAATATCCGCTCGGTATTCCACCCACACTGAGAACCAACATAGATTATGTTTTTATTTTGAGAGAACCATACATTGCAAATAGGAAGCGCATCTATGAGAATTATGCAGGAATGTTTCCAACTTTTGAATCTTTTTGCCAGGTCATGGACCAGTGCACTGAAAATTATGAGTGCTTAGTAATAAATAACAACGCAAAGTCCAATAGACTGCATGAACAAGTGTTCTGGTATAAAGCAGACTCACATAATGATTTCAAACTGGGGTCAAAAGAATTCTGGGACCTAAGTAAAGACATCAACTCAGATGAGGAAGACGAGAAATACGACCCAAATAACACCAAAAAACGTGGTCAGGGCCCAAAAATTAGCGTTAAAAAGACAAAATGGTAAAACCAGCGTTTTTTCTTTTTGTTGAACGCTTTTTTGCTGACGTTTTTTTTGCCATTAATATAAAATATATAGATAATATATTTTATATTTTATATTTTACTTCTTATTGTATTCTTTATAGTTTTTATTTTTTATTGCTTTTTTCTTGTGTTTTAATCCTCCTTTGCCTTGATGGAAAAAGGTCCACTTAAAAGCTCGCTTTGACCATTATCAGTCTTTCCTACAACAATATTCTCGCCATCAAACAACTCGGCGCGAATGTCGGCAGCAGAAATTGAATCCTGGTCCTTAAATTTTCTCTCTTGGGTGTTAATTCCACTTATACCAATCAAATTTCCGTCTTCGTCAATGTTTTGGGTAAGAATTGCTCCAGTCTTTTCAGCAGATTTAATATTCTCCTCAATAGCCTTCTTCTTTGTCTCCTTTACTCTTTGTTCAAATGCAGACTTGGCAAAATTCTCGTTCTTGTTCTTCTCTTGCATTAATTGATTTAGTTCTTCCTCCATGTATTCCACACGTCCAGTCTTGTATGCCTCAGGGTCCCAAGGCATCCACATACCCACAGGACCAACAAATACATCGTGATTAGGGTCAACTTCTCTCAACATCTTGCATCGCAATTCAGCCTCCTCCATAGTAGGGTAAGCACCGCGAATCTTAATTCCACGAGTGGAAGTTTGGAAATTATGCTTTACATTAAAAGCATTCTCAAGTTCCTCCTCATTCTGGTCCAAGAAGGTCTTGTAATCGTCCTCCATATTACCTTTTACTAATAAATCTTGTTCTTCATTTAAGAACTCTTTAAAATCTTTTTGAATATCATCAAATGATAGTTTATATTTGTAACTGACAAAATTTAGAAACTGTATAAACTTTTCCATACTCTTTGAAAATTCCCATTTCTTTAGGAACTCTTCAAAAAAGAACAACTCCTTCATTTTAACAATTTTTTCGGGGGAAATAAAAGAAATACAAACAAATTTTTGTCCGGCAATTTGCTTGTCTTCATCCAAAACATCAACGTATTTAGGATTAACAGAACCAGACTCATTTAATTTTCTCTCAAAACCGCGAGATTCCTTTGAACTTTCAGGGTTTTTTTCTTTTGAATGACCGACCATTTTATTATTTAGTAGTTTTTATTTTAAGTTTTTTATCGCACAATATATTTTTTTCTTATTATTTAATATAGATGTTTGATATCGCTGAGCTTGTCAAGAGAGTCATTAAATATTTAGTGGAGGGTTTAATGGTCGCTATTGCTGCATATGCCATTCCTAAACGTTCATTGAATATTGAGGAGATCGTTTTACTTGCTTTAACCGCTGCTGCTACATTTAGCATTTTGGACACATATGTCCCTAGTATTGGCGTTACCACCCGTTCCGGCGCTGGTTTTGGTATTGGTGCTAATCTTGTTGGTTTCCCTGGTGGTCTATAAACTATTGAATAAAAAATGTATATAATTCTTTGTAATCAATTAGTATTGTAGCCGAATGACGCGGGTTCATTTGGTAGTCTTGAAAAAAGGTGTAAAATGAAGAACAATAAAAACAAAATGACATAATAAATAAAGAAAATAATAGATAGAACACATTATAGAGATTACAATTAAATAGTAGCTATAAATTCCCAATCTAATTCATGGCATATTTTTTTCCAAATAATATCTTGTTCAATCAACTTCTCCCTATCCTTCAACATTGGAATTTCTGGAAGATACTGTGTTTCATCCAGTAATTCAAATAGCTTATAAAGAACATAATAATAATGTAAGAAATTTACACGATAATCAGGGCAATGTTTTGCATATGGATATTGAATTTCCATGAAGAAGTTACACAATGTCTCTTCCAACTCTTGAGATATAATTGGAGGTTTAATTCCCAATTTATCCTTGATAAAATTAATGTGTTCATAGTACTTATTATAACCAAGTTTTTTTAGTATTTCTTTAGTTTTGTAATAAGTAAGTTTTGAATATTCAATGCGTTCCTTTTTAATCTGGTGTTTAAGATTTTCAATAACTTCTGCAGGTATTTGCGTAGTTTCTTTTCCTTGAAATTGCGCCAAAATTTCCTTGAAATGATTAATTTTCTTATATGCATAAAAACACACCTCTTTTGGTGGTTCTTTGTAAGATGGTTTTTCATTTTCAATAAGATACTGAAAGTTCTTGGAGCATACATTGCAAATTAAAACTCCTTCATCATCCATTGGAATTAATTCACCTTTAAAACAAGATTGACAAACGTCAGTTGGTCTTAAAAATGAATTAATATCTAAAAAGGTTTCATCAATATTACTAAGATATTTTTGAAATATGTTATTATTTTTGCTTTCTATCATACTAGAACTATTATGTGTTTTTAATTTAAAAAATGACTCTAACATTTTATTTTTATTTGTGGCAACATTTCCGGTAGCTATATCCTTTTTATTTTCAAAATAATCAAAAATATATTTAGAGTTGTCTAAAAAATACTCTATTTTTTTTGATTTTAATTCTTTAATCTCATTTGTAATTTCGGCAAGTTTATCGCGATAATCCATTACCTGTTCAATTGTTAGAGTGTTTTCAATAGAATTTTTTTCAAGGATAATTTTAATTTCTGACTTTTCCTTTTTCAACCGAGGAATTTTATCATTTTCGTCTTTATTAAATTCATTGACGAATTCCTTATGCTTGCCATCTAGGGTTGTTGAATTTTTCTTGTTAACCTTAATTTTTTTAACTGTTTTTGGCTTAAACGATGGCATTTAAGTAATCTATTATTTATTTATATTTTTTTATTTAATTGATTATTGATTTAAAATATATAAAATCCGAGTTTTCACGTTACAAGTTAAAACTTTATTTTACTTTTCTATAAATTTAATAAATGAGTGAAACAAATCAAGTTGAATTAAAGTTAAACATTGAAAGCACAGGAGGTCCAAATTACGATATTAGAATTGAAAATATTAAATTTCAAAAAATGCTTTTTCTATTCAATGCAATCAACGATGGATGGAGTATTAAGAAAAGAAAAGATTCTTATATTTTTACAAAAAATCACGAGGGAAAAAAAGAAGTTTTACTTGATTCCTATATCCTTTCATTCATGAAGGAGAATTTTGATGTAAATAAAATTTTATCTTAAACATGTAGTTTATAATCTAAATAAATTAAAAATTTAATTAAATTTTAATTCCCAAAATTTTTTTCTTTAGCAATATTATAACTATGGGAGGTGGTCTTATGCAACTCGTCGCTTATGGCGCTCAGGATGTTTACCTTACTGGTAACCCTCAAATTACCTTTTGGAAAGTCACATACAGACGTTACACAAACTTTGCTATTGAGTCTATTGAGCAAACTTTCAACGGCCAAGCCGATTTCGGTCGCCGTGTCACATGCATTATCAGCAGAAATGGTGATCTTGCATACAGAACATATCTTCAAGTCACACTTCCCGAGATCAACCAACTTATGGGCAGTGCAGCCAACGTTACCTCCGGTAACAACGCAGTCTATGCTCGTTGGTTGGATTACCCTGGTGAGCAACTCATCGCTCAAGTTGAGGTTGAGATTGGTGGCCAACGTATTGACCGCCAATATGGTGACTGGATGCACATCTGGAATCAGCTTACCATGACTGCAGAGCAACAACGCGGTTACTTCAAGATGATTGGTAACACCACCCAGCTTACCTTCATCACCGATCCCTCTTTTGCGGACGTTGACGGCCCTTGCGACTCCAATGCTCCCCGTCAAGTGTGCGCTCCCCGTAACGCCCTTCCCGAGACCACCCTTTACGTGCCCCTCCAATTTTGGTTCTGCACAAACCCTGGTCTTGCCCTTCCTTTGATTGCCCTCCAATACCACGAGGTCAAGATTAACCTTGACATCCGACCTATTGACGAGTGCCTCTGGGCCGTTACCACCCTCAGCTGCAACACCACCCCCTACAAAGCCCCTGGTATTTATGATCCCAACACTGGCAAATTCGCCACCAACGGCAACTCAGCGGGCCCTTACCCCAACCTAGGCGGCGGCCAATATCCATACAGCACCCCCGTGAGTGCCACCATTGCTTACAACCAGTCCCTTGTTGCTGCCTCATTGTACGTTGACTACGTGTTCCTTGACACTGACGAGCGCCGCCGCTTTGCCCAAAACCCCCACGAGTACCTCATCACTCAGCTTCAATTCACTGGTGATGAGTCCGTCGGTTCATCCTCCAACAAGATCAAGCTCAACTTCAACCACCCCGTGAAGGAGCTTATCTGGGTTGTCCAACCCGACCAGAACGTTGACTACTGCTCATCCCTACTTTGCGGTGGCACCCTCTTCAACGTCCTTGGCGCCCAACCCTTCAACTACACCGACGCAATTGACGCTCTTCCCAACGCCATCCACTCATTTGGTGGACCTTCCGAGCTTTCTGGCCAAAACGCCTTCATTGACGCTCGCGGTCTTTTCCAAGACGCTGGTGCAATAGACGAGTATATCCCTACTGGCTTCACTGGCTACTGGCACGGAGGTGTTTACAACAACTCCTTGACTGGCCCCCACCTTGGTGGTTCCAACATCCCCAACGCCAACGGCTTGAACACCACTGATTCTGCCAACGGCGCTGCTGCCCTTCTTGCCCAACTTGGCCTTTCCACTATTGGTCAATTGACCCCCTCATACGGAAACTACAACCAAGGCTCATCTGTGTCCGATGCAGGCACCTTCGTGCTCTCCGAGACCTCCCTTGACATGCACTGTTGGGGACAGAACCCCGTTGTTGTTGCCAAGCTCCAACTCAACGGCCAAGACCGCTTCTCTGAGCGTGAAGGTTC